TCAACGGGTAGTCAAGGACAAAAAGGCCAAACAGGTGCAACTGGTCCAACTGGCGGAACAGGGGCAACTGGGGCCAAAGGACAAAAAGGCCAAACAGGTGCAACGGGTGGTACAGGAGCCACGGGTGCAACAGGAGCACAAGGTCAAAAAGGCCAAACAGGTGCAACGGGTCCACAAGGTGGTACTGGGGCCAAGGGTCAAAAAGGTGAAATAGGTGCTGGTGGTTCAACCGGAGCCAAAGGTCAGAAAGGTGATGAAGCAGGAAATGCAGGATTACTTGATGGATATGATTCTTCTAGATTTACGCGTAGACAAACAAAGACCAATGCAACAGTAGGTGGTGGTTGGATGACCGTTGCTCATTCGAGTGGCGGAAGAACGCATGGTGAAGTTATTGTAACAGACGGCGATAGTGGTGACCATGCCTTTATCAGAATTGATTGGATGCGCAGTTATGCTGATAGTAATTTCTCTGTATTACAGGTTGGTGGACATGCTAATAGAATAACAGGTGCAAGGGTACTTTATAATACTAGTGATAATACATATGCCAGTAAGTATCTTCAGGTATATGTAACCACTTCTTCTAATTACGAAGTAAATGTGTATGAGCTTGGTGATATAGCAGACTTCGGAGTTCATACTGCTTCAACTCCTGTTATTGAAAATAGTAAATCTGGTTATGCAGTCCACGGATACGAATTAACAGGTCTAGATGCTGTTTCACTAGCGGCAGAAGAACAAATACAATCAGGTGCTGGTTATAGAGTTAATAATACTCAGGTAATTAATGCCTCAGGCCAATGGGTTGGCTCATCATCGGGCTTAAAAGGTGAACCAGGGGCTGGCGGTTCTACTGGAGCCAAAGGTCAGAAAGGTGCAGCAGGAACAAATGGTACTAACGGCTCCAATGGTGCCACTGGTGCCAAAGGTCAAAAAGGCGAAGTTGGTGGAACAGGTGGTACAGGTGCCACTGGAGCCAAAGGTCAGAAGGGTCAGAGTGGTGGAACGGGTGGTACAGGTGCCACTGGTGCCAAAGGTCAGAAGGGCCAAACAGGTGCAACAGGTAGCACAGGTAGCACAGGTGCAACAGGCGCGACAGGACCTGCAGGGCCAAATGGTGGTAGTTCACATTATGTAACTTCAGGAAATAATTACAGTAAATTTAGAATGTGGGGTAACGATAGTACCTATGCTATTGGTATGCATTCAGGTCAAAGTTATGGTTGGTTAAATGACTATGCAATGACATTCCAAATGAATAATGATGCCGATAGAGGTTGGGTGTGGAGATATAGTGGCCAAGCTGCCTCTGATGGTGCTATGTCATTAACTACTGGCGGTAATCTATTAGTTAAAAATGCTATTGGTATTGGTGCAACAAACAGGTATTTATCCGCGATCGGCAGTGCCATGAGAATGAATGGCGCTAACGGATATTTAGATTTTGGCCCGCAAAATTCCAGTTGGTGTCACATGCAGACTGATAGAGCAAGTTTCTATTTTAACAAAAAAGTTACTGTTGATGAAGGAATTATTCAATCATATGATGAAAATTTAATTTTAAGAAGAGCCCAAAGTAGTTCATATCAAGTAACATTATCTACATCGGGTCTAACTGCAACGCACAATGTTACAGCATATTCAGATGAAAGATTAAAAGATAATATTGTTGTAATTGATGGAGCATTAGAAAAAGTATCTCAATTAAGAGGTGTTACATATGATAGAACTGACACAGAAGAGCCATTTAGACAGACTGGTGTTATTGCTCAAGAAGTTGAAAAGGTGTTACCAGAAGCCGTTATTACTGCTGATGATGAAATGCAAACTAAATCTGTTGCATACGGTAATATGGTCGGATTACTTATTGAAGCGATTAAAGAACAACAAGAACAGATAGAAGAGCTTAAAAAGAATAGCCATCCATGTAAAGAGATGCACGAATTTGATGCATATCCAGAGCTCATAAAAAGAATTGAAGAACTAGAGAAAAAATAACTGTATAAATAATACTATATGTTATTAATGCAGAGGCGAAATTCGTAATGAAAAAATTAGTTATAAACCTAACACACCGTACCGATCGAAAAGAATTGTTTGAAAAGAACAATAAATCCTTAAAAGATTATAAATTTATAGAAGCAATTTATGGAGATATTACCTCTTATTCTGATGTTTTAGATATGGGGTATGATGTTCATAAATCGTGGAGAAGTGTGCCCGCAGCAGGTGTACAAAGAATGAAGAAAGGTGAACTGGGTTGTTCAATTTCTCATTTAAATTGTTGGAAAGAAGTTGTTGCTTCTAATAAGCCAATGATTATATTAGAAGATGATGTGATTATTAATTGGGATTTATGGGACGAAAAATATTATCAAGAAGTAATTAAAAGAGATGATTGTGATTTCTTATATTTACAACACAATGACGCTCAATTACACCTGGGACCTGAAGGAATTATTCCACACCCAACAGATGATAAATTAGTATCACCTGACTATCCATATAATATGACTGGATATGTTTTAACGCCCAAAGGTGCTAAAATACTAATAGATGGCTTTGAAAAAAAACTTGTAGTTGTAGATGAATATTTACCTTATATGCATCGAAAAAAGAATTTAAATATTTGGGCATTAAAAGAAGATTCATGTAATCAAATTCCTCGGGCAGAAAATCCAAGCTCTATAGAAGTTAATACTTATGAGGTCGAAAGATTTAAAGATTACTCGAATGTTCATTTTTGTACCATCGGAACAGATCCTGATAAAACTAAAAATTTATTTAAGAGTGCTGAAAAATATGGAGTGCCATTAAAAAACATTGGAGAAAATTATGATTGGGCAGATTCAATGGAAAGTTTTGGCGGTGGCCCTAAAATAAAAATAATGCATGATTTTGTTCACTCAGATGAAGTTGATGATATGGACATTGTATTTTTTACAGATGGCTATGATACTTTCTTTGTTGATGATGGTGAAACAATAGTAGATAGATTCTTAGAGTTTAATTATGATATTGTATGGGCTGGAGAAACCCATTTATGGCCGTGTGAAGATGATGAAGATTTATCAAAGACCTTTGGGGAGAAGTATAATTACTTTAGAATGACAGAGAAGAACGCAGGGCCTGATAAACCTACTTCACCTTATTTGTTTTTAAATAGTGGTGGTTATATTGGAAGGGCATGGATTATAAAAGAATTGTTTTCCCAATATAAGAATGCCGGAGATTTTTGTAAAGCCAAAGACCACAATTCATTTGTAGATGATCAAGAATTTTGCCAAAGACTATTTGCTCGTCCACAAGAGAGAATGTACGACCAAACAATTGATTATGATTGTTACATCTTTCAGACTAATGAGCCTGCTATGTCTAAATTAGAAAATGGACAGATGTGGAATCCTATAACAAATACTTGTGGGTGTGTTTATCATGGTAATAATATAAGTTCTAATTGGTTTACTTATGATAAATTATTCACTGAACACGTAGATAGTACTTATCAGAATATGCCATCATTATTTAGAATTAATCAATATGGTAGATTTGACGTTTTAGAAAAAGATATGATCATAGTTGATTTTATGGATGAAAAACAATGTGATACACTTATTAAAATGGCAGAAGCTAATGGTGGATTTAAAAGTTTAGAAGATGATAAATTTCCTGCACAAGAAATTAGGCTAAAAGAGTTAAATCTTTGGAATATGTTATGTAAGACATGGGAAGAATCTATTTATCCAATTGTTGAAAAGTATTGGCACCCATTAGAAATGTATGGTATGAGAGATGCTTTTGTAATGAAATACACCATGGATACTCAAAGAAGTTTAAATCTACATACCGATGCTAGTCTAGTTACTGGGTCTGTTAAATTAAATGATAATTATACGGGTGGTGAATTGTATTTTCCTAGGCAAGGCATTAGTAATAAAGATATACCACCAGGCAAGATGATTTTATTTCCTGGTGCTGTTACACACGGACACACGAGCACAGAATTAACTAAAGGAGCTAAATATAGTTTAACCATGTGGAGTAGCAGATATCCCGGCGATATATTATAAACTGGGTGTGAATAGGTTATAAATAGTATAAATACTATTATAATAGAGGTATTAAAATGGCAAAACCAAATAGTAGACAAACACTTATAGATTATTGTTTAAGATCTTTAGGTGCACCAGTCATTGAAATTAACATTGATGAAGATCAAATAGAAGATAGAATAGACGAAGGTCTGCAATTCTATCAGCACTATCATGCAGATGCTATTGAAAAGGTATTTTTAAAGCATCAAGTAACACAAGCTGATATAGATAATGGTTATATCCCTATTCCAGAATTAGTTACAGACGTTATTAGATTAATGCCTCTTAGAGCTTCAGGTACTTCCTCTGGTATGTTTGATATTAAATATCAGATGCATTTAAACGATATGTTCTCATTGGGTTATCTTGGTTCTTTATTAGAATATTCAATGGCTAGAGAGTATCTTTCTACACTAGATATGTTAATTGATTCCTCTGATAAATTTGTTTCATTTGATAGACATAGAGACCAACTTCGTATTGACATGGATTGGTCAAAAGAAGTAAAAGTTAATGATTACATTGTAGTAGAAGCTTATAGAATTTTGGATCCTGAAACATATACAGATGTGTATAATGATTACTATTTAAAGAAATATTGTACAGCATTACTAAAAAAACAATGGGGTGCAAACTTAATTAAATTCGAAGGAATGGTAATGCCTGGTGGTGTTACATTTAATGGCAGACAGCTATTTGATGATGCAAATGAAGAGTTACAAAAATTAGAAGAAGAAGTTAGGCTGAATTGGGAACAACCAGTTGACTTTTACATGGGGTAATTAAATGCCTAGAAATGTATATTTTAGTCAGGCAGTAAGGTCGGAACAAAACCTTTACGAAGACTTAGTTATAGAATCACTTAAAATATTCGGTCAAGACGTGTATTATATACCACGTACTCTTGTTAACCGAGATAATATTTTAGGAGAAGACCCGGCCGGAAGCTTTGATGATGCTTATTTAATGGAAGCATACATTGAAAATGTTGATGGTTTTGAGGGTGCTGGAGACCTATATCAAAAGTTTGGTATTGAAGTCAGAGATGAAGCTAACTTTGTTATTTCTCGTAAGGTTTGGAATGGTAATGTAGGTTTATATGAAGCTATGTCCAAGCCTAGAGAAGGTGACTTGTTATTCTTGCCAATGACAAATTCTTTCTTTGAGATTACATTCGTAGAAGATGATAAACCATTTTATCAATTATCAAATTTACCTGTATATAAGCTTACTTGCTCACTGTTTGAATACAATGATGAGGACTTTGATACTGGAATAGATGAAATTGATCGTAAAATTGGTGATGAAGCTTATCAGCTAGTTATGGATTATACTACTACATCTGGTAATCACTTTAAAGAAGGCGAAATAGTAACTCAAGTATTACAAACTGCTGAAGAATCTGCTGATGGTAATACAGTAATTGAGGTGTTTGGTAGAGTACAAGATGTAACAAAAACATCAAACATTGCAGGGCAGATATCATTATCAAATATCGGCGTTACGGGTAGTGATGATTATAAAGAGTTTATTGTATCTGCTACTAAAACACTATATGGTGCTGAATCAAATAATACTAATACGATTATTAAAATCTATGGATTAAATGATGGTGATGATTCATTTATGCCTGAGGATCCAGGTGCACAAAATGTTGCATTTGAAGTAGAAGCAGATAATTTTATTGATTTCACTGAATCAAATCCATTTGGAGACCCATCATAATGTTTGGTAATCATTTCTATCATGCTACAATGCGAAAGTCAGTTGCTGTTTTCGGCACACTTTTTAATAATTTAAATATTGTAAGAAAGAGTGGCACTAATTCTGCATCTAGCATAGTAAAGGTTCCACTTGCATACGGCCCCAAACAAAAATTTCTTGCTAGACTAGATCAAGAAACAGGATTTGACCAATCAGTTGCTCTTAAACTGCCTAGAATGGCATTTGAGATAACTACCTTAGCACTAGACCCTAATCAAAAATTAAGTAAGCTCAATACTATAGTAGAAACACATGGTAGTGATATTACAAAGAAAAAGACAATCAAACATTTTACATCTTATGATATTGGTATGTCTCTATATATTATGGCAAAGAATCAAGATGATGGTTTACAAATTATGGAACAAATTATTCCATATTTTCAACCAGATTATACTGTGTCAATAAAGCCAGTAGAAGGATTTGATTTTAAACAAGATGTACCCGTAATACTTGAAGGTGTAACTATACAAGATGATTATGAAGGAGACCTTGCAACTAGAAGAGTTCTTATATATCAGCTTGACTTTACTATGAAAATGAAGTTTTACGGACCCACAAGTGATGTTGGTCTTATTAGAGAGATCAACATTGATTTTGAAAAATTTGGAACTAATAACGATTCAAACAGATTTGAAGAAATGGATTTTACAGTAGGTAATACTGATACCGAAAGCAATCATACGGTAACAGTAACTATTGATAATAATCCAGATGTAGATTAAATATGGATAAATTAGATAAAATGAGGAGTAACCTCGAAAAAAACTTGCCCGTGAAGAAAGCAGAGCCATCTATTAATAAAGATAAAAAAGATATTAAAGATGACTATGAATTCTCTAGGGAAACTTATCGTGACTTGATTAAAACAGGAACACTTTCCCTAGATTCTCTAGCAGAACTTGCTCGTGAATCCGAACACCCAAGAGCATTCGAAGTTTTATCTAGGTCTATAAAAGACATTGCTGACACCACAGAAAAATTAATGGCGCTTCAAAAGTCAAAGAAAGATTTGGCTAAAGAAGATGAAGAAAAGGAAGAGGCAAGAAAACAGATTACAAATAATAATGTATTTGTAGGTTCCACCTCGGAACTACAAAGATTATTAAAACAAGATAGAGATAGAATAATCGATGCAGAGGATCAAGAATAGCGAGTTTGGTTACTTAGGTAATCCCTCTGTCAAACGGGACGGAGTAGAAACTCAATTTTCAAAAGAAGAAGTATTAGAGTATGTAAAATGTATGCAAGAACCTGCATACTTTGCTCGTACTTATTTAAAAGTGATTTCACTTGATAGTGGATTAGTACCTTTTGATCTATATCCATACCAAGAAGAGATGTTTAAACACTTCAATGATAATAGATTTTCTATAGTTCTTGCATGTAGACAGTCTGGTAAATCTATTTCATCTGTAGCATATCTATT